CTGCGGGCTGTGGCCCTTGGTGACGGCTACGCCTTTCTGGACCGCTGCAGATCCGCTCTTGAGGTCAGCAATGCCGACCTTGCCGCCAGATCCGCGGCGAATGCGCGCGCGGTCCATGGTGCCGGTCAGGCGCACGATGACGCCGCTGCCGCAATTGATGTCGAGCGGCTTGGTTTCCATCTCGACCGCAACAAAGTCATATTTCGGACTGACCTCGTGGCAGTACTTCGTCAGCAGCGTCAGGCCAATGCGCTCTGCCTCCGGTACCGTCAGGTCGTCGCGCGCCGGGTCAAACTCGTTTTCGGGATCGCGCAGCTTGTCGACCAGGACACCGGCGGCATCGTCTGCCGTGATCGCGTCGTGGCTGATGCGTGCCAGGTCAAACACGGCGGTACCGGCGTGAATTGCGGTGCCGAGCGCAGCGCGCAGGCCGACGACGTTGCGCATGCCGAGCAGGTGGATTCCCTCCCACCTCATCGCGCAATCGAAAAGACCGGCCCACGAGCTGGCGCGCACAATGAGCGATGGCGCGTAGTCGAGCGTTGTGATGTCGTGCATGAATAATTTCCTGAATAATTTGTGAGCGTTTTTGTATAAATCAGTCGTCGTAATCGGGCTCAGGCGGATCGCACTTCCGGCAGCCGCGCCCGAAACACTTCTCGCAAGACGAATCAACGTGCGAAATGGCCATCTGCTCGGCGCGGGCGGAGAGGATCTTCTCGATCGCTTGGCGCAACATGATTCCGGCGGACTCTGAGCGTCCGAATGTGATCGCGCAGTGAATCCGTGCCAGCGCGCTTTCGTCCTCAATGACCTCAGCCAGCGCGTCCGCAAAGTTCTCGAACTTGCAGATGCTCAGCTCCCCGCAGACCAGATCGAGCGCGTAATCGCTCACGGCATTGGCGCGGCGCTCTTCGCGGTCAACCTTCCGCTCATACTCGGCAAGGGCTTCGGTATTTGCGCAACGGGTGTTCATGATCAGAATCCAGCGCCATTGCCCAGCCAGGGCACGGCGACGTAAAAGACCAGGAAGAAGATGGCAGCGCCGATCCATGCCGATGCCGGGATTTGCGCTGAACCAGGCTTGTAGCCGCCGACGCATTTGGAATCTGACCAGTGGTTCACTTTGATCTCCTTGCGCTGTTTGGTAGCGCGTGGAAATCAGTATAGAAAAACTATCCAGTTCGTGTCAAGCAAATCTATACAGTTATTTTTATCTAGGGAAAACACCTATGCGCGCCGCGACTTTCGTTTACTCGATGTGGGGGCGCAACCCGCTGGATGTGGGGGCTGATGGGGGGGGGATACGTTGCCACGAGTACGCCCAACCTTGTCTCCAAGCTCCGTCCCGCTCAGATTAAGGCGAGCGCGCGCGTTCTTAACAAAAACGGCCAGCTCGGCATCTGGGTCTGCAACAGCTTTTTTTGACATCCCCCGAGTGTATGGACGCACCGAAGAGTCCGTGACTAGAAAATCTTGACGCCGACTGTATAGCGGCTCTATACTTTTCACGGTAAACTCCAAAAAGCAAACGTCATGACTCAAGTACATCCCATCGACCAGGCCGCAAATTTCCTGAATACGAGCCTTGAAGGGCTGGGAGCAATCCTCGGCGTAACGAAGGGTGCGGTCAGCCAGTGGAAAAGCGAAGGGCGAGAGGTTCCTGTCGTTCATTGCGTCGTCATTGAGCAAAAAACTGGGGGCTTCGTAACTCGCCAGCAGCTTCGCCCTGACGACTGGCACTTGATCTGGCCCGAACTTGTCCAGTCGGAGGCTGCGTGATGCGCACATCAGAAACACAACTCGCGGCGTTCCGCTCTCTTGGAGCGCGCGATTACCTGCAGCCGAAAGAGCGAGAGGTGATGTCGGCGTTTTATAGCCAGAGCGTTGCGCTCACCCGCCAGGCGATCGCTGACGCAACCGGCATGAAGCTGAACTGCGTCTGCGGCCGGGTCCGGTCATTGCTTGATAAGGGCGTCTTGACCGTCAGAGGGACTGCGGTGGATCCGCAGACCCGGAAGGCGCAGGAGCTGCTCGGCGCGCCGGTTTGTGGGCAGGGAGCGCTGTTTTGAAGACCCAAAAGAAAACCCCGCTTCACGGGCGGGGCGTATCAACGCAGTCAGAAAAGGAAATGCGATGACATCAAAAATTATACCGGCGTTTGATCGAACTCAGATCGAAATATATGAAGGCTGCGTTGTCATCACCCAAACAACGGACGGAAATGATTACTCAATTTCCATTCCGCTGATTTTTGCCACCGAATTTATCCGGCAGTTAATGGGAGCGATTGGTGACGCGGCAATTGGAGCCACAGAACAGCGCCCGTCCTCATTGAAAGACAAAAGCGGAAGCGGAAATGGCCGGTGACTGGATCAAGATGCGCGGGAACCTTTGGGATGACCCAAGAGTGTCCAGGTTATGCGACCTGACAAATCAATCTGAGGCGGCGGTGATCGGCGGTCTGTACTGGCTTTGGGCGGCAGCCGACCAGCACACCGAAAGCGGCATGATGCTCGGTCTATCGGCCTCTTCAATCAATCGGAAGACTGGCATCAAGAAGTTTGCCGAGGCTCTGATCGAGATCGGATGGATCGCGGATCATCCGGAAGGAATCCGCATCGTCAGGTTTGAAGAGCACAACGGCGTGTCCGCAAAACGTCGCTGCACAGACGCACAACGCAAGGCAAATGGGCGCGGAATGTCCGCATCAGAAGCGGACAAATCACGGACAGAAGGCGGACACGCTGAGGACGAAAAGCGCCGAATCTCGGAGCTAGAGAAAGAGAAAGAGAAAGAGAGAGAGAAAGAAGATAAAACACACACTGGAGAATCTCCACCGGTAGCCACCCAAGCGGGCGCGGTGTGTGTGCTTTTGAAGTCAAAGGGCATCGGGAGCGTAAATCCCGGAAACCAGCAGTTGCTCGGGTTGCTTGACGCGGGGGCGCACATTGGCGCCTTTGACGCTGCCGCAGACCTAGCCAAGGCAAAGGGCAAGGGGTTTTCCTACGTTCTCGGCATCGTTGAAAACGAGATGGCACAGCAGGCAAGCATTGCTGGACAGGCAATCGCCGCACGGTCTCAACCTCCACAGGTGGATTTCTGATGATCGGCCACACGCAAATTCTCCGTGCCCGTGTTCACGGAACAACACCCCCACACGTCTGGGTTCACGTTCTCGACACCAAGCCGGATTACTGGATGGCTCAGGATGCCCGAGACTGCATTGCGAACGGCTTTCGGGCACAGATCCTCGTACTGCCAACCGAAAGCGTCTCAGGGCTTGATTTCTCGATCCTGAAGGGTCTCGTGGTGCACATCCAGGGCGAGCAGTACGACCGGTGCATGGCGGTGCTGAGCCGCTGCAGGCAATATGCCGACCGCGTGCTCTACGCGCCAGGGCAGGGCGGTTTTATTGACACGGGAGCCGAGCATGTCAACGCCTAACGTCATTCCGGACGACATCGACTTTGCTGCCTACTACCGCGCGACAAGGGTTGATCGAATCATCGTCAAGGCGCAGGACTGGGCGTATGACCTGGGGGAGCGCGCCGACAAGGGGCATGTCGTCCAGGGCGCGAAACTGCCGTGGAAAAAGACTCAGGACGACATTGGCTTTGCTCCGGGCGATCTGTCCGTCTGGGCCGGAATCAACGGACATGGCAAATCGACGCTCTTGTTGCAGGTCTGCAATCACCTGATCGCGCAAAACGAGCCGGTGTGCATCGCATCGCTTGAAATGCCGATCGTCGAAACCCTGTACATGATGGCCTGCCAGGTGGCCAGGTGCGAGCCGAACAAGGAATTCACGGGCAAGTTTCTCGACTGGTGCGGCGAGCGGCTTTGGCTGCTGAACCAGAAGGGCGCCGTCAGTCAGGATGCCATCCTCGGCGCGATCAAGTGGTCTGCGGAGCACCGCGGCATCAAGCACTTCGTGATCGACAACCTGATGATGGTGACCGACGGCGAATCCGGCGAGCGCGCCATGAACAGCCAGAAGACGTTTATCGAGAATCTGAAGCGCGTGGCTGACGACTGCCAGGTGCACGTCCACCTCGTGCATCACGTGCGCAAGGGCGAGAGCGAAGGCGACAGGCCGGGCAAGTTCGACCTCAAGGGATCCGGATCGATCGCCGATCTGTCCGACCAGGTGTTCATCGTCTGGCGCAATAAGAAGCGCGAGGCGCATCTGCAAAACCCTGCGCGGATTTCAAATCCCGAACTGGAAGGGCAGCCCGGCGCCGCGCTTGCCGTGGTCAAGAATCGGCGGGTTGGTGTCGAGAAGTCGTATTCGCTCTGGTTTCACCGGGTGTCGCGCCAGTTCACGCCGACCGATGCGGCGCTGCCGTTCGACATCACGATGGGGCAGCTATGACCCACAAGCATGGGCCCGTCTACGACTGGAAATGCCCCGATTGTCAGGTTGCATCGGTGCTCGCCCGCCGTCCCTCGCTCCTGCTGCAGCGCGCCCACATCGAGTATCTGGCCAAGTATCACGGCGTTGATCGTGACGAACTGATCGCAAGGATAAAAAAATGACCATCCAGATCGCATTCACCGTCCCCGGAGAACCCGTTGCAAAGGGCCGCGCCAAGTTCGCCCGCCGTGGTGCCTTCGTGACGACGTACACGCCGGAGAAAACCGCACGGTACGAGAACCTGGTCAAACTGGCGGCAGAGGCGGCTATGGAGGCGAAGCGCTACTCGATGCTCGAAGGCCCGGTCGAGCTGCGCGTGTTCGCCGTCCGATCGATACCCGCCAGCTGGAGCCAGAAGAAGCAGCGCCAGGCAGCCGCGGGCGAGCTATTCCCGACCACCAAGCCGGATCTCGATAACGTCGTCAAGGCGATCAAGGATGGCTGCAACAAAGTGGTCTGGAAGGACGACAGCCAGGTTATCGACATCGTGGCAAAGAAGCGATACGGCGAGCCACGCGTCGAGATCGAGGTCTGGGGGACGTGCTGATGGCCGACTACGAAAAATGGGAAACCGGTGACCCGTTCAACGTAGTGGCAAGGCGCGAGGCGCGCACACAGAGAGAGGAAAGGGAGTGCGGGGAATGCATCCACAAGCGCATGCAGTTCGACCAGAGGGGCAGGGAAGCGGGCTACAGGTGCGTGTTCCAGAAGAGGATCTACGGGGTGCGTCGGTGCGAACTTTTCAGGCGGGAGGTGCCGTGATGGAAGTGGATCAGCCGATCTTCCGGTCAGTGGAGCAGGCGCTTCATTTCTCCTACCTGATGGAAACCCTTCCCGTCACCCGCAGAAGCGCCATGTCCCAGATCTACGCTCAGGGCGGTAACCGCGTCTGGGACGAACCGAGGGAGCCTAGCACCATCCACTTCGGCGGACTGTCTGAGCTTGATGTGCGCGGCCAGTGCGCCATGGTGCGCGGCGCTGTGATCGATCACCTTCTGCTGGCCGAGCGTCACGCGGTCCATGCCCGCTATGCCACTCAGTCCACTCAGGCAGACGGCGTTCGTGCAATGCGAGACGCGGCGCTGCCGCTCATGTCGTGCCAGTCAGATGTCCCAACGCTTGAGATGGCATGGCTTGTCTTTGGTCGTGGCAGTCAGACGGATGGGATAACCACCAGGTCGCTGGCCGATGATTGCGGGATGTCTCAGAGCTCTATCGTGCGAGACATCATCAAGATCAGGCGTGTACATCAGACGCTCATGTCGGCGGCTCTCGACAAGCTGACGGAGCTATTTCGCAAAGACGGTCTGATCGAGCGGTGATTTAATGCTTGCGCTTCTGACTCAAAAGGTTTATAAAACGCTAGGCTTCGGTTTAGTGCCACTGAAGCAAACGATTATACGCCCGCCAGCTACCAAGCTCGCGGGCTTTTTGCTGTCCGTTTGTCTCCTCTGCCGCATCCCGCAGCAGCTTCCCCGGCCTGTTGTGCGGGGCTTTCTATTCCCATGAAAACCATCAAGCCCGGATTGGCCACGCTGGACACGCGCCGCGTCGCAACCCTGGTGCCCGGGTCATGGCGGGCGACAAAGCAGAGCAGCACCGCACGTGGCTACGGCTACGCATGGCAGCAGGCCCGCGAGGGACACCTCAGGAACAACCCGCTGTGCGTCATGTGCGAGGCTGAGGGGCGGGTTGTGCTCGCGACGGTAGTCGACCACAGCGAGCCTCACAGGGGCGATCAGAAACTTTTCTGGGACAAGTCGAAGTGGGCGAGCCTTTGCGCGACGCACCACTCGCGCGACAAGCAGCGGATGGAACGAATCGCGGCGGACGGGGGGCGGTGAAAAACTCTGGAGGGTTCAAAACCCTAGAC